TTAAATCAGGTGACTATAAATGAACTGGGCAATGCTGTCGGTGGTGTTATCACCAATCACAATGTTGGCGCGCGCTTTTACCGCGTCATCGGCGTTGCCCATCGCCACGCCTGTACCAGCGGCCTCCAGCATACTGATATCATTAAAGTTATCGCCGAACGCTACGACGTTTTCCATCGACCAGCCTTGCGCCTCAACCCATTTCGTCAAACGTTTACCTTTGCTGTTGCCGCCGCGTGCAATATCAACCTGATCGTGCCAGGACCATTCACACTCCAGTCCCAGTTCATGTTCGACATGCTTACCAAAATGCTGCAATTGCGGCAGGTCATCGTGCGTCAGGGCGAACTTCCATACGGCGTTAACTTGTTGCGCCGTTTCAGCCAGAGAAGCGACTTGTGTGAAAGTCGGACGCTGTTCCGGCGGCAGGGTTTGCGCCCAGTTAGACGTGCGAATGACATGCCCGGTCGGGTGCTCATAGACCATTGCATCATCGACATACATCAGACCGTGAATGTGGTGTTCATTCAGCATCTCAATGAGTTGCAGGGCTTTATTAACGGGCATTGGGTCCGCTTCCAGCACGGTTTTTGCATGATAATCATACAAATAGGTGCCATTACAGCAAATAGCAGGTGTATCCAGCGCCAGCGCCTGATAAAAAGGATGAATAGCGACGTGATGGCGACCTGTGACGATGATTAATTGATAGCCTGCTTCGCGAGCGCGGGCCAGGGCTTCTATCGATGAAGGAAGCAGGGTCTTTTTCGGGGTCAATAAGGTGCCGTCTAAGTCGAGAGCAATCACGCGTGTGGTCATGGCGTATTCCAGATTAAGGTTAAGAATTTTCGTCTGCGCGAATGGTACACCGATACCACTATCGGACAAAATTCTGCGTTTTAATTCAGCATTCACCGCCAAAAGCGACTAATTTTAGCTGTTACAGTCAGTTGCTAAATGCAAAGGAGCATTCATGAAGTAAATGCCTCTTAGGAATTAATCCTTTATAATCAATTAATTACAAGTGGCGTTTCGAAATCATTCGAAATTAATTCTAAATGTCTTTCCATTCCCTCCCTCGTCCGTCACGGTATTTATCCGTCATGCTGGATGAACGATGTCCAAGGAGCGCCTGAGTGAAATCACTGCCTTTTTCTGCTGAGTGCAGGCGACCGGATAAACTTCGGATTTCATGAAATGGCGGTGGGTCACCTTCCCATTTCAATCCGGATGTGTCTCGGGCAATCCTGAACTGTGCTGCGATTGTCCTGGCTGTCTTCCCTCCGAGTAACTTTTCGTTTTTACCGTTTATTTTTTTCAAGTTATCCAGTACATCGGCAAGTGTTAAATTCAATCTGGAAATCGTGGTGGGGAGAGAAATGCGAATTTTTGCCCCTGTTTTTTGTTGTTCCACGTATAGCCTGCCATCTCTTATATCCTCCCATCTCATAGCCGCCAGATCTCCTTCGCGCTGTCCTGTTACCAGTGCAAGATCCATGCAAAGGCCGAACCATTCGTTCTGGACGTCTGCTATTTTCCTGATTAACAGATACTCGTCAATTAACAGTCGACTGCGCTTCACTTCAGTTCTGAATGGCCTGGTTGCAGAAGCTGGATCTTCTTCGGCAAGACCAGAAGCTATAGCTGTTTTAAAAATGTCTGATAAAAGCGCCCTGTACTGGTTAGCAATAGCAAATTTACTCCCAACTGCTCTGATTTCAAGAAAGCTGTACACCTCCCTTATGCCTATATTTTTAACCGGAACACCACCAAAGTATTCACTTATGATTTTCAACCTCTGGTTGTGTCTTTTCATGGTGTTTGTGCTTAATTGTCTACGCTCTATTTCATTTCTGAAATTTAATATCAGCTCGTAGAATAATGTTACGCTATTACCTTTTATTCTATCCAGTAAGCTTATATGTTGCGTGGATAATAATTCCATATTTGCCGCAATAGCCTCATTAACTGCAATTCTTTTGTCTCTTCCGATTCCAAACTCCCTTCCTGAACGTGGGTCACGATAACTATAATATCCACCTCGATTGTAAAGATTGGGTGGTAGATCACGTGTGTTTGAGTTTCTTCTTCGTCCGGTCATTTCTGATTCTCTGCAAAAGCCCGCCAGTCGTTTGAGGTGTAATTTTTTTGCTGACTCATGAAATAAATATTCACGCCCATCCTTTATCGGTGGTGGAAAAATCTTACATTCTCGCACCCAGCGGCGAACCGTTTCTGGGCTTCGTGGACGTAACTGACGGGCGTTCCATTCTTTGAGTGTCAAATACATGTCATATTCCTGTAATATGACCGCCAGTAAATATACAGAATACTGGCGGGCGTGGTTGATTTTTAATAATCAGCTATGAAGTTCTAATTTTGATATAATGCAACTCACGAGGACAGAAGTTTCTCGCAATTAAAATTTATCAGTTTTACTTTCTGCTCTCTGGAAACGCCTGCTTCTTTTTTCCCTGAGAGCATTTTTTCGCATTCTGATTTCGTTAGTTTAGATTTTGAATATCTTGTCCAACTGGTAGGAGAACCACCTTCCTTTTCAATAGTGGCTGTAATTTTATACATGAACACCTACATTAATATTTTCAAAAACCGTGTTCAAAATGCACTTGGTTTTACACCGGAATATTCTCATCGTATCCTGCTTGTTGCGTTTCGTTTTGTGTTTGTGGATCCGGGAATGCATATTCAACGCCTTCCAGTTCAATCCATAGTGCATTACGACCAGCTTTGATTGTCGGCCAGTCCATACCTTTGATTCTTTCCCATGAGCGGGAGGTGAATGTTTTTTCCAGCAAATCAGCTTTTGCGCGTTTGGCGTCGTTACTGGTGCCCCCATGGTGCTTGTTGAGCAACTCGATAATTTCATCAAGTGCGATTTCTTTTGCACGCTTTTCTTTTAGCCATGTCGGTGTACCGTCGTTGGCAAATAATTCACTGTTATCCCGTGAGGTATCGATGCCGAGGTGTTCACCTCCCAGGTTAAGAAACTCGATATGAGGAAGAAAGTTTTTAAATGTTGGGTTTGAAAATACCTGTCCATCAATACGGGTGGAGCGATCTTTTAGTATTCTGGCGGTGCGCCACACCTGACCGGTTTCTATGTTCATTTGCTTCTCCATCTGGATCAGGATGGAGGGTTCATAACCGGTTTCTGTTTCTGCTTTCATTTTTATACCGGTTTTTGCCAACTGGCGTTTGCCATCATCACCTTCGAAAAAGTCATACTCATATCCTGCACGCCCGCACATAATAATGTGCGCCTGACTGTTAACAAATCGATCGGTAAAGCGTCGCCACTCCTGTTTGAGCCACGCCCAGTCTGAAAATTCCAGTCCTCGTTTACGGTTTCGGCGTCTGGCATACTCGTCGCATAATCCGGTCCAGAAGTGACTGATGGAGTCGATGATCATTACGGAACCGCTGCTTTCCGCTTCATTAATGGCTTCAAGCAGATCAACAAACGAGCGGGTTTTTGCCGTAAATAATTCGATATTTTCCGCATCAAAGCGGGGTTTAACCCAGTCAGAGCCTGTTTCTGTGTCCAGAAACATTACCGGGCGGTTACCAGCTTCAATTCCCCGTTGCCGCATAAGCATTACCAGACCAATAGCCAGTTCGCTTGCTGTGTAGGTTTTGCCGTCGCCAGCAAACCCCATAATTCCTGCTTTTAGATAGGCCTGTGTGTTTATTGCTCGTTGAAAAAGCGCCATAGATTTTAGTCCTCCAAATCAATATCAACCTGGTGGTGGGCAATGGTTTCAGCCATGTACCGGATGTGTTCTGCCATGCGCTCCTGAAACTCAACATCATCATCAAATGCGTGGCTGATTGCCTGTTTATTGGCACCGTGGCGTTGCAAATGGTCGATGCAGAGCGATTCAAACAGGTGCTGAGGCAGACCTTTTTCCAGGTCGTCCGCCAGTTCCGTTTCTTTTTCTTCACGAACGATCTGCTGGTAGTGGCGAGCCCATGCCATTTCTTCAATACGATCAAAAATCGGGTAAGCGCTCATCACTGGTCACTCCAAAATTTTCAAGCTTGTTGGCAATCATCATTGCGATGTCAGGGATTGCAGGCGCATAGGCTATGCACGCAGGATTCGCACATAAACCGTAAACCGCCGCAATCAACACCTGTTTTTTCCAGTTGAGTTCATCTTCGCCAGTTTCATTATTGCTATCATTATGCTGATCGCTGCCAGCGTTCTCCGGTAACAAATCATCAGCTTTTTCCGTTTTCTTCGGCTCTTCTTCCTGTGCTTCATCTGGTTTTTTTTCGTCAAAAGTTTCCTGATAAGTTGCGTCTCCCATCACCGCGCCACAGTCAGGGCAGTTATCCTCGCCAGTCTGATTGCAGGGTGTTCCCTCCTCCGGTTCGCTGTTCTGGTGCTGTTTATCTTCAGTCTGTCGCACTTCATTTTCCGTTTTTTTGACTTCATTTGAGGAGATATGATGACCGGGAATCCATTTCGAATCATTCGGGTCGCTAATCCCTTCAACAAATTCTCCGCGAGAGGCAGCCAGTAATTTGTCTGCATCGACAGGATTTTTGGGCGGAATGTTTTTCCGGGCTTCATGGAGTTCTGCCCGCAGTTCCTGATATTTCGCATCAACAGAATTTACCTGTGACTGAGCATCCAGCGGCTGCGTGTTCTGATGATGTTCAGTTGCATTCGGTTCCACTGTTTCAGCCGTTGCCTGTTCATCTGTCATTGCGCCAGATGGTTGTGGTTTTTCTTCATCGTCCTGTTTTCCTTCTTCTGTTACTCGCTGCGGCATCGGGGCAGAGGAGCGACCGCAGGCAATATCCACGATTTCCGGATCAGGGTTGGCATGATCGGTTTCAGTCAGTACTTTGTTCAGATATTCAGTGACGTGTGCGGGGATGACCTCGATCCCAATAGGTGCTTCTTTCACGGACGCAACCACGATGGCGCGGGAATAATCCAGCCCGCCAGGCATGGTGATGAATTTGTCGCGGAAAACAGAAAAGGGTGGTTTATTTTCAGCGATAATTTCCTCAATGCGTTTAGCGTGTGCCGGATGAAGGTTATAGATGTCCACGTCCATTGAACGGGCCAGTACGCCAGTGGCTACATCGCGCGTCAGTGACGTCAGATCGTGGACGAAACCTTCGCCGCGATCGGTGAGGTTCCCGCCGCCAGCATTAGCACCGGAAGTCGTGCGAGTGATGCGTGAAACACGATTCCCTTTTCGCCATTCTTTTGTCAGAAGACCGCGATCAATGTGTTCGGTATCCAGCCAGGCTGAAATGAAATTCTTAAATTCATAGGGCTGATGTTTTTTCGTGATAGAGAAAACTGCCTTAATTGCATCAGTCAGGCGGAGCAGGGCGGCATTATCCAGAGTTGTCGGTTCTGCCATGCCGCGTATGGCCAACAGCAGATTCTGGACATAGCTGTTTTCCTGATCCATCTCAAGAGCAGTAATGTGTTTGCGTTGTTCACGGGTGGCATGATGCAGGTATTTCCGATCCCCGGCAGCATACGTAAAAATGTGCAGAAGACGCTGTGTGAACCGCAAAGTGGCTACAGAGACTTCGCAATCCTGGCAATCCTCGTGGGCGTCTGCCTGCGCGTTTTCTTCCTGGCCTCCCGCCAGTTCTTTGGTTTCTTGAGCATTATCCTGGTGGTGAACGTCGTCTGGCGCTGCTCCCGGTTTTAGTTCCCATGTCATGGAGTCTTTGCTGAGTTGATAGCGTTCACTCCAGGTAAAATCGATCTCACCTTCAGGGGAAGGTCATTAACGACAGGAAAATTTGTGGCAACAGCTTTAAAATAGTTGCTCAGTTTTTTACCTGACTTAACGAGCAGATAGTCCAGAGTGGTGCTGGTCGATTCAAAATCGTCGCTTGCCCACAGGACGACGTCAGGTTCACCGGATGATTTTTTCGCTTTCCGTAACAGGAAGAGTGGTTTTGTGCTCATTGTTTTTTAACCTCAACTCAGATTAAAATTACTGCGAGTGATGAATAAATGTCCCAGGTTCTTCACTCAGGCCTGCACACTGTGCAGGCTTTCTTTTTTTCAGATTTCACCTTTTAATTTCATTGCAATCAGAGTTGCCAGAAATTCGGCTTTTTTTCTGCGGGCAGATTATTTCCGATGTAAACCAGGCACATTTTTGTGGCACCTTCAACAAGAGTTTTAAAGTTTCCTGATAGACCGTCGATATCAACCACAGTGAATGGGGTTTCTTTATTTTCTGTTTTAATTACGTAGCCAATATGCTTTCCTTCCAGGTAAACCTCGTGAACAATGTTATCAGTAGTTGCAACAGTGGCTTCATAATTGGTGTTCATGTTTTTCTCCTTAATTAAGGTTGAGCGAATCCCTGCCATTGCTGGCATAAATTCAGTTTCGAATAGTCAGTTAATTAAAGTTCGTGTGCCATCTGGTCTTTTTCGGCGCAGATTTCACTACAATATTTGCGTTTCTTTTTCCTCATCATGGTTCCGTGCATGTAAATAAGTTCAGCAGTGTAAGCCTTATCAGGGCTTACTTGTCTGTCACACAGGCCATAAGCACAGGGAATTAAATCGGGATCACCTTTCTGCTGGAGGTTTTTTTTGATTATCCATAACAATTTTTTGATTCCGGTGTGTGTTATGGTCTGCTGAGGTGCAGAGGTAAAACAATAATCAAGCATAGGGTTCATATCCGTAGCTCCATTTTTATTTTAAAGAAAGTAATTGTTCCACAGTCATATTTTTAATTGCGCCCCGGTTAACAAGAGTCCATCCCTGTTTTTCCAGATAAAACCGGAAAGTCTCCAGGGTACAGACCAGTGCGCCATCAGGAACGGTTTCGGTGAATTCGACATTGCCGAATTTGTCGAAGTGAACAACCAGAGTGCGACCATCACCCGGAATCATCTTGTCAGCAGGTGGGGTGTTATTCTGGCGCAGTTCGGCCTCCATGCGGTCGAACTCAGCAATGTAGGCTTCCTTGAATGCGGCGGCTTTTTTGCCAGTGAAGCCCATCACCAGGAAAACGAAGCCGTTTTTGGTGATTTGGTACATTGGGCGTTTTTCGCCTTTGGCGTCGGTATAGGTGACGGGCTTAAAATTAAGCCGGTTAAACTCCGGCGAGCATTCGAGAGTTTCGATCTTCTGAATAACGTTTTTGTGCATTTTCCGGAAGAACTCCGCAACCGCAACAGACGTAGTGACAGCGCGACCATTTTCGATGGTTACGTCAGGGTGAGAAAGGGTAAGGATAGTAGCCATGATGGCAGCCTCGATAGTCAGTTTAAATAACTCACCACCAGAGGTAGCAATCTCATGGGTGGTGAGACGCACAGGGTTGCTACAACCGGTGACTACCGAAACCGGCCAGCCTTGCGGCTGCCCTGCACGCCCCACCATAATCTGAATGTGGCTGTGCTTGACGCATAAAAAAACCGCCTGAGCGCGGTTATGCGCAGTAGTCATCGTCGGGGTAGCAATCCCGGCACCCGTTTTATGAGGTGCAGGTGCACTATAATTCCACCCGTTCTGGTTTTCAATAGCTACATTCAACATTTTCTCTCACCTTTCATCACCGAAGTGAATTTTGTGATGCGGTGCCTGGTGCCTCCAGGTGACGTTAACCAGTTAACAATTACAGTCGGCTTTCCCACCCAAACCAATAAGGACTAACATGACTTTTAACTGTGCCGCGTGCGCTTAGCCGCATTCACCGCATCACAAAATTCACTTTAAAAAGGGCGGACATCAGCCAGCAATTAAACCGATGCCGCCAACTGGTACTTCACACAGCAATGTCGTTATTTACAACCGGAAGCGCACTCCCACCATTTAAATTTCACAGACAAGACCGACTCTTTATGGATACCGGAAATGCGCCTTCGTGTTGTGCCCGGTTTTATTTCACCACCTCCGGGCTTTGGTGGTATCTTTACTGAAGTTCTCACACAACCAGTAAGGAAATGAATATGCCAACGTATCTCGCCAGAGTAGAACTATATAATGCTGAGCCAGAGGATTACGAAGGGCTTCATAAATATATGCTCTCACTAAATAGCTGCGCTTAATACCGCTACACTTTTGCCAGTCCATGTTTGCCTCCGGGGAATGGGCTGACGGTTTCCATAAAATGGCGAACTTTTTTCAACAGTTGCCACATTGAGCGGCACTGATGATTACGCGTTATTGTGTCGTGAAGTGCCTGCCATAGCCGTTCAACATGATTCACCCATGGCGAGTAAACCGGCTGATAAATGACCCTGAACTTCGGGTTCTCCTTCAGCCAGCTCTGTGTTTCCCGGCTTTTGTGGATAATGTAGTTGTCCACGATCAGCGTGATGGTTTTCGCCCGACGGTATGTCGCTTTAAGCCGCTTCAGCAGGCTGATGAACAGCGCCGAACTTTTGCTGTTGCCGCCCACATAGCTGACTTTACCTGTCCCGCTGTGCAGCGCTCCGGCCAGATAATATTTTTCATTCTGTCCCGGCGTGACCACCCGTTTTTGCTGTCCGCGCAGTTGCCAGTCCGCACCGATTTTGGGATGAAGATGGATATCCACTTCATCTTCATAAAAGACCGGATGCTCTGCGCTGCATTCGTCCAGTGCTTTATGGATTGCTGCCATCTTTTCATCTTTATGCGGGTCACGGATACGCAGAGTTGGCGCAGCCCTTCGCCACACAATCCCCGCAGACGGCAACCAGCGGCGAACGGTTCCGGCATTTAACTGGCAACCGGTTATCTCATTGATTTTTATTGCCAGCAGTTCTGTACTCCAGCGTGAACGCTGGTAGCCAAAGTCGCCGGGAGAATGTTTTACCAGCTCACGTAACAGTGTGCAGATATGCTCAAACGGCCAGCGACGGGCACGCCCGGCAGGTAATGATTTCAGTCCCTCAACACCCGACTGCGTGAACCAGTTAATCCAGCGTCCAACAGAGGAACGGGCGCAGCAGAGCGTTCTGGCAACGTCGCTGACACGGTCGCCCCGGTGCAGCATCAGCATGGCAGTCAGTCTGCGGGCATAATTTTTATCGTGTGTTTTATGGATGGCTTTCTGCATCAGGCGTCGTTCGTCACGGGAAATTGGTGCTATGATCGGCATTGCTCAGTCCGGTTGGTGATTTGTTTTGATTTGGCGATTGTTCAGATCGCACAATCCGGGCTAAGTTCCCTCAAAGTGATCTACTATTCCGCGCAGCTATTTAGGATTCAGGAGAACGATCCCCCATGGAGATGGTTCGTATAATCAACTCCCGGACGGAACTTATGTTTCCGAAAAGGGCGGTGATATTTATCAAATTCGCAGCCAGATATCTGACTATGCAGACCGACTATCCGGGTATCGCGCGTCTGTTTTTGTTTGCGAATTCAGTCAATGCGCATGGTATTTATACCCCGCCAAGACCCGGTGAATATCCTGCACGGCCTTCTGCTTTGTAGAAGGCTTCTTCGCTATCATAATCGCCAGATTCCAGCGCTTCTTTAGCCAGCCAGATGCGTGCCCCAGTGCCTGCATTTGGCTCCAGTTGCTGGAGGCGTTTTGCATCTTCTGGGAGTAGAGCGATAACGTGTTTTAATTCTGTCTCGTTCATTTTACTCACCTGAATGTCTTCCCAACCAACGACGTGCGCCAGCTTCGGTTTTAAACGTTTTGCTTTTGGTATACGTCATGGCGGTGAATGTGCCGTCCTGGTTGGGGAACACGCCGTACACCAGAGATTCGTTGTTGCCAAGATCGATAGTATTCATGTTGACCCCATTTCCCCTTAACGCCGGGGTAGCGGAACTGTTTGCTGAGAACACCGTGCGGTGTCTTGATGAATGAAATTTAGAATAACCTAAGGTGGGTGGTCAAGATTTTTATGTAGAAAAACCTAAGTTTTTTGATGTAAAAAACACAAGTGTTTGAAAGTTTGTGCTTTTTATTACAGGGTGTGGAGAAAAAAGGGGATTATTTGTTTGCGCTTCTTTTGCGAGCTTTGAGTAGTTCTTCAAAAAGTTTGTTGAAATTTTCAACTCGAGCACGCATCTCTGACAACAGGGCCTTTTGCTCTGACTCAGGCAGTGCGTCGAACAGTTGAAGTAACTCTTTTTGATCTTCTGTCAGAATGGCTGGCTGATTATCCGGGATCGGTTCGCCTGGTTGTTTATCTTCATCCCCAAAAAGAAGCCAAGTCGGTGAGCACTGAAGCGCTTGGCTCAGTGCGAATAATCTTTTCCCCGCCGGCTGTGTTTCATCTCTTTCCCATTGAGAAATTGTTACGTGAGCCACTTTGACCAGCTTACCTAATGCGGCCTGAGACAGTTTTAATTTTTTACGCCTATGTAAGAGGCGAGCACCGAAGGTTTCGTTTTTCATATTAGGGAATTCTAATTTTTCTTGACTTAGGTTTCTCTACGATCTGGTTTTCTTAGGAAAATCTAAGGAGCTCGATATGTTGAAAATTGATGCTATAGCGTTTTTTGGCAGCAAAACAAAGCTTGCCAATGCCGCAGGAGTTAGGCTGGCAAGCATTGCTGCATGGGGGGAACTGGTTCCTGAAGGTCGCGCGATGCGCCTGCAAGAGGCATCTGGCGGGGAACTTCAGTACGACCCCAAAGTTTATGACGAATATCGTAAGGCAAAACGACCTGGGAAGGTGATTCATGAAAATCAGGCATGAGCACATCGAATCAGTGCTGTTAGCCCTGGCAGCCGAAAAAGGGCAGGCGTGGGTCGCTAACGCAATTACTGAAGAATATCTGCGGCAGGGGGGCGGCGAATTGTCTCTGGTACCAGGCAAGGACTGGAACAATCAGCAGAATATCTATCACCGTTGGTTGAAAGGTGAAACGAAAGCGCAAAGGGAAAAAATTCAGAAACTGATCCCTGCGGTTCTGGCAATTCTTCCGCGTGAGCTGCGTCACCGACTCTGTATCTTCGATACCCTGGAACGCCGTGCATTACTGGCGGCGCAGGAAGCGTTGAGTACGGCAATTGATGCGCATGATGATGCTGTCCAGGCCGTTTACCGGAAAGCACATTTCAGCGGTGGTGGGTCGCCCGGCGATTCTGTCGTAGTGCATTGATTGAAATTAATCGTGCCGGATTGTTTTGTTCGGTATCAGTTAAATGTAACGCTGCGAGCGTTACAAGGTGAAAACAAATGGCTTCAAACTGGATAAAGCTCGAGGTTATTACGCCGGATAAGCCGGAAATATTCAGGCTTGCTGAGATTCTGAATATTGATCCAGATGCCGCATTAGGGAAGGTTATTCGCTTCTGGGCATGGGCGGATCAACAAATGATAGACGGTAATGCAGATTGTAACGCTCGCGGCGTTACAAAAAGTGCAATAGATCGCATCACTTTTATGTCTGGTTTTGCTGATGCGTTAATTCAGGTTGGATGGCTGGTCGAAAATGACGGTGGGCTTTCTCTACCTAACTTTGAACGTCATAACGGAAAAAGCTCTAAAAAACGGGCGGTTACAAACGAGCGAGTAACAAAAATACGCGAACTGAAACGAAAAGGTAACGTTGCCAGCGTTACACAAACGGATCAAAAAGCGTTACCAGAGGAAGAGGAAGATCTAAATACTGATCTCCCCCTAAATCCCCCTCGCCAAAAACGAGCGTCTAAAAAATTCGAGCCGGAGGCTATTGAGCTGCCCGATTGGTTGCCGGAAACACTCTGGCATGAGTGGGTCCGGTTCAGACAGGCATTGCGAAAACCGATTCGAACGGAGCAGGGCGCTAACGGGGCGATACGGGAACTGGAAAAATTCCGTCAGCAGGGTTTTACACCTGAGCAGGTGATTCGACACAGCATCGCCAATGAATACCAGGGCCTGTTCGCGCCGAAAGGTGTTCGGCCTGAGACGTTGCTCCGACAGGTTAACACCGTCTCGTTGCCGGACAGTGCGATCCCGCCAGGCTTCAGGGGGTAACGGACCATGAAAAATATTGCGACAGGCGGCGTTCTGGAACGCATCCGCCGACTGACCCCGCCACATGTAACCGCCCCATTCAGAACGGTAGCGGAGTGGCGCGAGTGGCAACTTGCTGAAGGCCAGAAACGTAGCGAGGAGATCAACCGCCTGAATCGCCAGTTGCGGGTGGAAAAAATTCTGAATCGCTCAGGCATCCAGCCGTTGCACCGTAAATGCTCGTTTGCGAATTACCAGGTGCAGAACGACGGCCAGCGATACGCGTTAAGCCAGGCGAAATCCATCGCCGATGAACTGATGACCGGGTGTACAAATTTTGCGTTCAGCGGAAAACCTGGTACCGGGAAGAATCACTTAGCGGCAGCTATCGGGAATCGCCTGCTGAAAGACGGTCAGACAGTGATTGTGGTTACCGTGGCTGATGTTATGAGCGCCCTGCACGCCAGCTATGACGACGGGCAGTCAGGCGAAAAATTTTTGCGGGAGCTGTGCGAAGTGGATCTGCTGGTTCTTGATGAAATTGGCATTCAGCGCGAGACGAAAAACGAGCAGGTGGTGCTGCACCAGATTGTTGATCGCCGGACAGCGTCGATGCGCAGCGTGGGGATGCTGACAAACCTGAACTATGAGGTGATGAAAACATTGCTCGGCGAGCGGGTGATGGATCGCATGGTCATGAACGGCGGGCGCTGGGTGAATTTTAACTGGGAGAGCTGGCGTCCGAATGTTAGCCATTCGAGGGTTGTTAAGTAGTTTCAGGAGGATTTATGGCGAAACCTTTTACTCCCGAACAGCGGGAAGAACTGAAGACGCGAATTGTGGAACTCGTGCATCAGGACGGTCGGGTCACGATTCGGCAGTTGTCCGATGAAACAGGTATCAGTCGTGCGTCTGTCGGTCGCTTATGCATAGAACTGGTCGCAAGTGGTGATGTATATAATTCTGGCTACGGCTTATTCCCGTCTGAACAGGCTCGCAAGGACTGGCAAAGCGCCCGCAAAAAACTCTCGAGAGTAAAGGTGAGGAAACCGGTTGTTGTTGATCCGGACCTTATCTGGTCATTACCTGACGGAGAAATACGTCGCTACGACAGGCGCCTGAATATAATCTGTCGCGAGTGCCGGAAGAGCGAAGCTATGCAGCGTGTACTGGCTTTCTATCAGGGTAATTTTCAGGAGGCGATACTGTGAATGAAATTAGCTATCAGGCTTCAATTACCGCTGGCATTCGCATCAAAGGAGAGGAGCATGGAAATAAACCCAGAAGATGAGTTAAGCAATATCGTTTTATTTCCGATAAAAGAGGATGGCCCTCGTAATCAGGTTAATTTTCTTTATGAGCCATCGGAAAGACCATATTGCCATCACGCCTCTGTACGGGTTGACGAAAAAGAGCGTCAGGTCCGCTGTAAAATCTGCGGTGCGGTTGTGGAGCCGTTTGACTGGATGCTCTCTGTGGCAAAAAGAGAAACCAGACTGGCAGATGATGTAAGGCTATTGCGCCAGGAGGAACAGGAAAGGCGGAGAAATATAGAAAAGCTGATACAGATTGAGCGTAACGCGAAAGCGCGGATACGCAGGGCGACAAAATCCAGAACTGAATAATTAAATTTAGCACTGTTAAAAATTTAATCCTTAACCGGAGGGATTTCTGCACCCTCAAATCATCAGGAGACCGCCCGAAAGGGCGGGGAGCAGTCACACATCTGTTTCCGATAGCCCCGTTCTAATGCTACACTCTTTGATATTTTTATGACCCCAATAAACATATTTATGACAGTTGCTGATTTCAAACGGCCCAAATTGGAGCTCCCAAACGGGGCAAACAAACTACTACTGCACTCTTGCTGTGCTCCATGTTCCGGTGAGGTGATGGAGGCGCTTCAGGCCTCGGGAATCGACTACACCATCTTTTTCTACAACCCGAACATTCATCCTCAGAAAGAGTATTTAATTCGTAAGGATGAGAATATTCGCTTTGCTGAACAACACGGCGTGCCGTTTATTGATGCTGATTACGACACAGACAACTGGTTTGAACGAGCCAAAGGAATGGAATGGGAGCCCGAACGAGGGATCCGTTGCACCATGTGTTTTGACATGCGTTTTGAGCGGACAGCGCTGTACGCCGCTGAAAATGGTTTCAGTGTGATCAGCAGTTCACTGGGCATTTCACGCTGGAAAAATATGCAGCAGGTTAACGACTGTGGGCGGCGAGCCGTCGCGCATTATCCGGGCATGGTGTACTGGGATTATAACTGGCGCAAGCAGGGCGGCTCGTCCCGTATGATTGAAATCAGCAAGCGCGAAAAATTCTATCAGCAGGAATATTGTGGCTGTGTGTATTCTCTGCGCGATACCAATCTACACCGCAAATCTCAGGGACGCCCTCTTATCAAAATTGGTCAACTCCACTACGGTAAAGAAGAGAAGGAGTGATTTTATGGGGCACCTTTCTGATTGATTTCATATTGGCGAGGTAAGTAGAATGACTGCGGGTGCTTGAGGCTATCTGCTTCAGGCATGAACACCAAAAGGCAGATAGAGAAAAGCCCCAGTTAACATTACGCGTCCGGCAAGACGCTTAACATTAATCTGAGGCCAATTTCATGCTTTGCACATGTAGGTTAGCCTCTTACATGCCGAAAGGCAAGGAGAAGCAGGCTATGAAGCAGCAAAAGGCGATGTTAATCGCCCTGATCGTCATCTGTTTAACCGTCATAGTGACGGCACTGGTAACGAGGAAAGACCTCTGTGAGGTACGAATCCGAACCGGCCAGACGGAGGTCGCTGTCTTCGTAGACTACGAATCCAGGAAGTAAGAGTGACCGGGCGGGGAGCTGATCCCATCCCCGCCCACCTCTGATGTGTCAGGCATCCTCAACGCACCCGCACTTAACCCGCCCATCGCTGTGATCTCTCAGCGTTTCGGCGGGTTTTTTGTTGTTTATTTCCGGTGAATTTGATTCGCGCACCTTCGCAGATAGAATCGACTCACTTAAGTAGCGCGCAGGGAGAAGAGGGATGGACCCCGAACAGGGGAGAGCTATTTATCTGGAAGGATTCTGAAGATGAAAATCGAAGAATTGCGTGAAATTTTTAGTGAAAATGGCCTCTATGCTGTGCGCGTTGAGAATGGAGCGATTGTCAGCCATTGCCGCATTAGATGTTTGCAATCTCAACAAAGGAAGAGCGGTGCTGTGTTATTTTATTTTTGTAATGGACTTCTGACGGACGGTTTTATTTTGCGTGAGGACGAATTTGTCACATCATTACGGGTTTTGAAAGAGATTGGTTTTAAGGCTGGTTTTCTGCTTTTGCTGAAGAATAAACTCATCTACAATCTTGAGCAGGATTGAACTCCTGCTGTGTAACACCGTGCCACCGGAGAAAGCCGATGGCACATATACAACTGGTCAAACAAACCTCTTCCGGATTACTTCTCCCGGCGACGCCGGAGAGTTGCGATTTTCTGCATCAAATCAAAATAGGTGAGTGGATACACGCAGACTTTAAGCGTGTGCGTAACTACGCATTCCACAAGCGTTTTTTCAAACTCCTGCAACTGGGTTTCGATTACTGGACTCCGGTCGGTGGGGCGATCACGCCTCGCGAACGAAAACTGGTGTCCGGTTTCGTTGATTACCTGTGTGAATTAGTAGGCCGGGAACATACGCCAGCTCTGAGCGAAGCCGCAGAGCAATATCTGAATACAGTTGCGACACGCAGAACCCGTGATACGGCATTGCTAAAGTCGTTTGAGGCTTTCCGCGAGTGGGTAGCCATTCAGGCCGGATTTTACACCGAGCATTTTTATCCGGACGGTAGCCGTGGGTGTCGGGCGAAATCTATCGCGTTTGCGAATATGGACGAAACCGAGTTTCAGCAGGTTTATAAATCTGTACTGAATGTGCTGTGGAACTGGATTCTGTTCCGTAAATTTTCCTCTCCGGAACAAGTCGAAAATGTGGCCGCGCAGCTGCTGGAGTTTGCGTAATGGTGGATTTACTTAAAGCGGCGCGGGGGCAGATGTGCACCGTCAGAATTCCTGGCTACTGCAATCACGATCCGGAAACGTCTGTGCTGGCGCATTACCGACTGGCGGGAACGTGCGGAACAGCGATAAAGCCACACGATATGCAGGCAGCGATTGCCTGTAGCTCGTGCCACGATTTAATCGACGGGCGGGTAAAAACCAGCGATTACACCAAAGAAGAATTACGCCTGATGCATGCAGAAGGTGTTTTTCGCACACAAGAAATCTGGAGAAAGGAGGGATATTTATGATTTACCCAACGAATACAGGAAAAAGCGGAGAACACCTTCGTCTCACCACGCTGGAAAGTGTCTGGATTCAGGGAAAACTACGTATGTGGGGGCGCTGGTCGTATATTGGTGGCGGTAAGACGGGGAATATGTTTAACCTGATGTTGACCTCTAAAAAGCTGACAAAAACGGCAATTAACGAGGCGCTCCGGAGGATGAAAAAAGCAGGTCTGAACAAGTCTGAACTTGAGGCTTTTTTGCGGGATATGATTAACGGTAAGCAAAAGAGCTGGCTGGCGCATTGTACTGATGCAGAGGCGTTATGTATTGATCGGGTCATAAGTGAGGTGCTGGCAGAGCATCCAGGATTGATTAGCGTCCTTCGGCAACGGTATGAGGGGCGGGGGATGACCAAACGCAAAATGGCTGAACTGCTGAATGATGCACACCCGAAATGGAGTTTAAGAACCTGTGAAAGACGCATTGAGCATTGGCTAAAGGTGGCAGAATTTATTTTGTACAAACCAATGGTTATGGCTTTTGGTATAGAGAAAAAAGTTATTGCTTTTTGACGTAAAAACTGCTTCAATTCTTGTACGCTTCGCAAAGCTGTACCGCGAGGCGAATAGCAGACATGGACATTTGAAAGAGCCCGCTTTATGCGGGTTTTTTTATACCTGAAAAACGGCACAGGACGTTAAACGTGCTGGTGGTCAGATGAGTTTGCAGATGTGATGACATATGGTTATTATTCTGCCTCCGGCCCTTTAGCTCAGTTGGTCAGAGCGAGCGACTCATAATCGCCAGGTCGCTGGTTCAAGTCCAGCAAGGGCCACCAACCACCACTAGCTCATCCGGATAGAGCATCAACCTTCTAAGTTGACGGTGCGAGGTTCGAGTCCTCGGTGGTGGGCCAGCGCCGACTTAGCTCAGCAGGCAGAGCAACTGACTTGTAATCAGTAGGTCACCAGTTCGATTCCGGTAGTCGGCACCATATGCGGGCATCGTATAATGGCTATTACCTCAGCCTTCCAAGCTGATGATGCGGGTTCGATTCCCGCTGCCCGCTCCAGCGAGATTTGAGACGAAGGTTGTTATTTGCACTGACACAATATTGTGTGGGAATGTCTGACTCCTTACCATCTCCTGTTCTGTGATGTTGTTTTGTTGCAGTTCCAGTGCTCTTTTTTCAGCACCAGAATGGTGCATTGTCGGTCAGGTTACGTAGTGAACCTCTGGCAGGGGACTGATAATGCATCATTCTGGTGTTGTAAATATCTCTTCGGACAACTTACAAAATATTCTAAGCAAACCCCGGGAACACACTCTTAACTGCCTTGGCTGGCGGTTTTTTGTACAGTGCTCGGTATGTGTGAGCTGGAAATCAGATTTTGCATGGACTGGAATCATGCTGTTATTTAGGGGCGAAGAACTGGCTTTTTCTTCCGCCTTCTCACCAGTAATGATTAGAAAAATAATGAAATGCCCCCTCCGGGGAGGAGGACCGTAGAAAAAAGGACCCGCCAGCAAAAACATTGGGGATGAACAGCTTTCGCTACTCAGATTGCTGGCGGGTAAAGTTCCTCATGAATTAAGAATGCTACGCGATCTTTTTTAATGGAAATGAAAATTATTGTCAATTAGACGTGCGTGTTTTTTCATACAATATTGGTAAAGGTGATTCAGGCTATCAGAGTTTTGCTGATGGCCTTTTTTCTTTCCGATAGCACAGGTCTGTCGGGGGGCGGGATATGTATCAGATGGAAAAAATATCAACAGGCATTGCCTACGGCACCTCCGCCGGCAGTGCCGGCTACTGGTTTTTGCAGTGGTTGGATCAGGTCAGTCCATCACAGTGGGCTGCGATTGGTGTGCTGGGAAGTCTGCTTCTGGGGCTTCTGACTTATCTGACGAATCTGTATTTCAAAATAAGAGAAGATAAGCGTAAGGCTGCGAGAGGTGAATAATGTCGCCATCATTACGCAAGGCTGTTGCAGTTGCTATTGGTGGCGGGGCTGTTGCTATAGCATCTGTGTTAATCACTGGCCCAGGTGGTAACGATGGTCTGGAAGGTGTCAGCTACATACCATACAAAGATATCATTGGTGTATGGACTGTATGTCACGGACACACCGGAAAAGACATCATGCCTGGTAAAACGTATACCGAAGCAGAATGCAAAGCTCTCCTGAATAAAGACCTTGCCACTGTCGCCAGACAAATTAACCCGTACATCAAAGTCGATATACCGGAAACAACGCGCGGCGCTCTTTACTCGTTCGTTTACAACGTGGGCGCTGGCAATTTCAGAACATCGACGCTTCTTCGCAAAATAAACCAGGGCGATATCAAAGGCGCATGTGACCAGCTACGTCGCTGGACATATGCTGGCGGTAAGCAATGGAAAGGGCTGATGACCCGTCGTGAGATTGAGCGTGAAGTCTGTTTGTGGGGGCAGCAATGAGCAGAGTCACCGCGATTATCTCCGCTCTGGTTATCTGCATCATCGTCTGCCTGTCATGGGCTGTTAATCATTACCGTGATAACGCCATTACCTACAAAGAGCAGCGCGACAAAAACGCAAGAGAACTGAAGCTGGCGAACGCAACCATTACTGACATGCAGCAGCGCCAGCGTGCTGCTGATGCACTCGATGCTAAATACACGAAGGAGTTAGCCAATGCGAAAGCTGAAAATGATGCTCTTCGGCGCAAGCTTGATAATGGTGGTTGGGTGCTCGTCAAAGGAAAATGCCCTGTGCCATCCTCAGCCGAAACCTCCAGCGCCTCCGGCATGGGCAATGATGCCACCGTCGAACTCTCTCCAGTTGCTGGACGAAACGTTCTCGGTATCCGGGACGGAATCATCAGCGACCAGACAGCATTGAGAATGCTTCAGGAGTACATCAGGATCCAATGCCTTGGGGGGTAGCGGTAATTTTACTCATTATCCTTCAAATCAGATTCTGTTGTCAGAGGAATGGGGGAAGCTGGATTCGCAAGAGCTTTTTATGGGCAGTTTAGCTAAAAAAAGGCAACACGAAGCTAAAACTACCAACATAAAGTGCTGACCAGCTAGCAGCTGAAATCAGACTCACTGTATACACTTTCACTGGATGAAGTTGCAACATTCCTGCCACCAAAGGAGCAATATAACGCAGCACGGCGATAAAGCGCGAAGTGAAAAGTATTGACACAGAGTTATTTTGCAACTGAAGGCGAACCCGTTCTATTGTATTGGAACGGCTCGATATTATACATGCAAGTTGAGGGATATGCCCAATTATTATACCAAGATGGTAATTAACGATAGTACCGCACCATGCGCCACTCATGACCGTGATTCCAGCTTCCCATGGTGAAAGAGTCGTCTTGCTGACTGTAATTACAGTGGCCATCATAATTGATGCTGGTGGCAATATCGCCGAAATGAGTAAAGTGGATTTTGTGAACGCTATTATAAAAAGAAGCCCCCATAGGCGATATGGATGAAGTACAAAATAGTTCATCAAAGCATTTATCCACTCCATCAATGTCTTTCCTTCTGTGAATTTTTCTTTGCTATTTAACCGTGATACGACTTAATTTAGGCTTAAACACCTTACATTTACAAGGTACTCCTGTGGGGGGCCCTGCCACGGAGCGTCGCAGGAGTGAGTGATGAGGAAGAATTAAAGCAACCTATTGTGACAGGCAGCGATAACAGTAAATCACAGAAAGCATAATCATGGCAAAACCGGACTGGGAGGCCATCGAATCGGCATACCGGGCCGGAGTCCTTAGCCTCCGTGATATAGGCGAGAAATACGGCGTTACAGAAGGGGCTATCAGGAAGAGGGCCAAAAAGCTTGGTTGGGCACGCAGTGGCGGTACGCAGGTTTGCAAAAATGGTACGCAAAAAAGGAAAGTGCGTACCAGCAGAAAGCCTGCCATTACTGGCCTTACACAAAAAAGTACGCAACTAAAAACAGAATCTACACCGGATACGAAACCGATACGCGGAATGCGTACCGATCCCCCGACTAACCCATTCCAACCCGGTAACCAGCAGGCATTAAAACACGGTGGTTATGCCCGTCGCCTTCTGCTCAAAGATGAGGTGATAGAGGACGCTAAAGCGTTGACGCTCGAGGACGAATTATTTCGCCTTCGTGCTAACAACCTTGTCGCTGCAGAGAATATTGGCCGGTGGTTGGTGTCGCTGGAAGATGCTAATGGGGACCAGGAAAGGAAGATGCTGATTGAAAATATCAGCGCCGCCGAGAAAGCAATGATGCGCAATACAGTTCGTATTGAGTCCATCGTTGGCACGCTTGCGACGGTAGGAAAAATATTTGCTGATACAGCCTACCGCAAGGCCGCCACTGATAAGGTGTCTCTGGAGGCTGATCGTCTTCGCCGTGATGCAGGTATTGATGATGGCAATGGAGAGCGTGACCTCAATGACTTCTACTCTGACATCCAAACCGACGCTGAATCCGGCTTTACGTAGTTTCTGGACTATGCGGGCACGTAACAAAGTGCTTTATGGTGGTCGGTCATCGTCAAAATCATGGGATGCCGCTGGCATTGCCATATTTCTGTCGAATAAATACACCCTGCGTTTTTGTTGTGCCCGTCAGATCCAGAATAAAATCGAAGAGTCGGTGTATACCCTGCTCAAAATTCAGATAGACAGGTTTGGTCTGCGGCACCGTTTCCGTATTCTGAACAACAAAATCATAAACCGGGTTACTGGCTCGGAATTTGTTTTTTATGGATTATGGCGCAACATCGAAGAAATTAAGTCACTGGAGGGGATCGATGTGTTGTGGCTGGAAGAAGCCCACGCACTGACGGAATACCAGTGGAAAATTCTGGAGCCAACGATCCGTAAAGAGGGTTCGGAATGCTGGTTCATATTCAACCCCGGACTTGTTACTGATTTCGTCTGGCGCAACTTCGTTGTTGATCCGCCCGAAGGCACTCTCATCCGCAAAATTAACTATGACGAAAATCCGTTTCTGTCTGACACCATGCTTAAGGTTATCGACGCGGCGCGACGCCGTGATCCGGATGGTTTTAAACATGTGTATGAGGGCGTTCCGGAGTCTGATGATGATGCGGCAATCATCAAACTGTCTTGGATAGAAGCCGCAGTGGATGCGCACAAAACGTTAAATTTCGAACCCAGTGGAAGAAAGCGTATTGGCTTTGACGTGGCTGACAGTGGTACAGATAAGTGCGCTAACGTTTACCGTCACGGATCCGTTGTTTTCTGGGCCGACGAATGGAAGGCCAAAGAAGATGAATTACTGAAGAGCTGCCAGCGTACTTATCAGGCGGCGCTGGAGCGTGAAGCAGATATTGTTTACGACTCTATCGGTGTTGGTGCGTCTGCCGGTGCTAAATTCTCTGAAATTAACGCTGACCGGAAGAGCGAGAACGCATACGCGCGACGTGTGAATTACCAGAGGTTTAACGCCGGTGCTGGTGTGCATGAGCCAGATGACGAGTACAACGGCATCCCCAACAAAGACTTTTTCGCAAATCTTAAGGCTCAGGCATGGTGGCTGGTGGCTGACCGTTTCAGAAATACGTTTAACGCCATTAACAACGGAGAACAGTATCCTGTGGATGAGCTGATCAGCATAGATTCTCGTTGTCCGTTGCTTGAAAAGCTGAAACTGGAACTGACAACACCTCATCGTGATTTCGACCGTAACGGACGTGTGATGGTCGAAAGTAAAAAAGACCTCGCAAAACGCGAGATACCGTCACCAAACGTTGCTGATGCATTCATTATGGCCTTCGCGCCAATCGATACATCGCTGGATATCTGGGAACAGCTGGGGAGACAGGCCTGATGGCACGAAACAAACAAGCCCTGCGGCGAACTGTGCAGGCCACAGCTGATGGTTATGAGAATTTTATTGCCCGCGTAGGGATGCAGACACCTAACCAGCACTCAGCATCCACCTACCGGGCTAATTTCACCAGTCGTAACCGCATGCTGGTGGAATGGTCCTATCGTTCATCTTGGATCATCGGCGAAGCAGTCGATGCTATCCCGGATGATATGACCCGCAAAGGCATTCGCATCACTTCGGAAATTGATGCAAAAGATCGTGGCATTCTCGAATCACAACTGGATGAGTTGCAAATCTGGGATGCGCTGAATGACGTGCTGAAATGGTCGCGCCTCTACGGCGGCGCGGTGGGTTTCATCATGATTGAGGGGCAGGCACCAATGACCCCGCTGCGACCCGAAACCATCGGTAAGGGCAAGTTTAAGGGGATTCTCCCGCTCGACCGCTGGATGGTCGACCCGGCACTGACCCGCCGCATTAAAGATATGGGGCCGGACCTGGGTAAACCTGAGTTTTACGATGTGGTGACCACAGCAACGGGAATTCCTGCCTGGCGCATTCATCACAGTCGCCTGATTCGCTTTGATGGCGTCACGTTGCCATTTCAGCAGAAGATGACCGAGAACGAATGGGGAATGTCGGTTGTAGAGCGTATCTGGGATCGTCTTACCGCGTTCGACAGCGCTACTGTCGGCGCGGCGCAGCTGGTCTACAAGGCGCATTTGCGTACCTACAGCGTGGAGAAGCTACGCGAGCTTATCGCACTTGGTGGTCCTGCGTATGAAGCGTTGCTGAAGAATATCGACCTGATTCGACAGTTCCAGAGTAATGAAGGCATGACGCTCATGGACTCGCGGGATAAGTTTGAAACCCATCAGTACAGCTTCAGTGGTCTGGATGACATCCTTTCGCAGTTTGCAGAACAGATTAGTGGCGCTGTTGGTATCCCACTGGTGCGGTTGTTCGGACAGTCCCCGAAAGGATTTTCTACCGGTGATGCAGACCTTGCCAACTATTACGATCGCATCAGTTCGTTGCAGGAGAGGCGTTTACGTCTTCCGGTGCGGCGGATACTGGACATCATGCATCGTTCGGAACTTGGCAAGCCGCTGCCGGACGATTTCACGTTTGAGTTTAACCCGCTCTGGCAAATGTCTGATGTCGATCGCTCAACGGTGGCGTTAAACACCACCAACGCAATCAGTACGGCGCTGGGTGATGGTCTGATGACACTGAAAGCCGCTATGACTGATTTGCGAGAAAATTCTGACGTAACCGGCATCGGGGCATCCATTACCGACGAGGACATCGAGAATGCCGAAGATGAAGCGCCGCCCGGCATCGGCGAACCTGATGACGAACCGCAGGAGCCGTCAGGCGGAAATCCGGTATCGAACCAGCCTACGCAGGATAGCGAGGGCGGTCGGAGACATCGTAAATGGTCGCTACGATGGTTCAAATGACAGTATCACGGAAATTATTGCGGCGCTGGAGCGTTACAGTGAAATCATCACCCCCTGGGCGACAAAGGTCGCGGAAAACTTTACTGCGGACCTAACCCGGCAGAACGAGAAAGTTTGGCGGCAACACAGCAAGAACATCAGTCGCGAGCTCCGCAATCTTGTGGAAAGCGCTCCTGTGGGCCAGGTGATGCAATCCATCATCGCCGAACAGGTCAAGTACATCAAATCTCTGCCTCTCGAGGCCGCAGACAGGGTGTACGACATCCAGAACAAAGCGATAGAGGCTGTTGTCACCGGTGGTCGGGCGGAGCAGTTTGCTAAAGAGATTGCATCTACCGGCGATGTTGCTAAGTCTAGGGCCGATCTGATTGCCCGAACGGAACTGGGAAGAGCAACGGGCGCGCTGGATATGGCCCGAGCGATAGCTATTGGCTCGGATGGTTATATTTGGCGTACAGCCGATGATGGCGATGTCCGAGATTCCCACGATCACATGAAAGGTAAATTCGTCCGCTGGGATTCACCTCCAACTTTGGACGGCATGACCGGCCACGCGGGCGAGCTGCCAAACTGCCGCTGCTATAAAGAGATCGTGTTTGTTCGCGTTCCATTCGCAATGAAAAGGGCAGCATAACCCATGAAATACTTTTTTGAGACCAGGCTCGGGGAAACCCGATACCGCCTGGCTGACGGCTCGTTGCTGTGCAAAGACGTGCCGATAGGACGAACAGGTAAGCAGCTCTATGGTGCTGATGACCTGCCAAAACTGAAACCCGATAAGTTCGGTGAAATAGTCGTCACGCGTTCTCCTGAGCAGGTATTCCATCCGGCCACGCTTGCCTCATTCGAAGGGATGAGCATCACGATCCTGCATCCTGAAGATGAAAACGGGAATGTGCGGCTGGTAAATCCCGAGAACTGGAAAGAGCTTGCTGTCGGGCACCTCCAGAATGTCCGGCGCGGGACGGGTGAGCAGTCTGATTTGATGCTGGCTGACCTTATCGTCAAAGACGAAAGCGCCATTCAGCTTATCGAAGATGGCCTGCGCGAAGTGTCGTGCGGCTATGACGCGGAGTACGAGCAGACCGAGCCAGGTAAAGCCGAGCAGGTCGATATTACCGGAAACCATGTGGCTCTTGTCCCTAAAGGCAGAGCCGGAAATCGTTGTGCAATTGGAGACAGAGACACAATGGCAAATCAAAAGAAAAGCTGGTGGACCCGCATGCGCACGGCCATCAAAACGGGTGACGCTGACACCATGAACGAACTGGTGGAGTCGGCTCCCGCATCGGTTACAGGAGATGAGGGGGATTTGCCGCAGGGCGTTAATCTCAACATCAACCTGTCCCCGCAGCAACCGCTACCGGACAAAGCACCAGAGATGGGCGGAGGTCCAACCGGCGACAGTGATGATGACCTCAAAACATTACTGAAAGCCCTGCTGGCTAAGCTGGAAGGAAATGCCACGGGCGATAACGATAATAAACCTGACGCTAATCCGACCGGTGACGGCGAGGACGATGAAGAGGAAACCACGATTACTGGTGACTCAGCCTGGCGTGCCGAAGTTATCGTTCCGGGTATCGATCTGAGCTGTAAGATGAAACCGACCGCGTTCAAACGCGAGGTTCTGGCTTCCGCTGACAAAACGCTGGTTCGCCAGATAGTCGGTGATGCGGATATCCGCAAATTACCGAAACAATCGGTCGACATGGCGTTTAATGCCGTGTCTGAGATTGCCAAAGGGCAAAACACCCGCGCCACCACCGGCGATGCACAGCGCCCAAACATGGGCATGACCAGTATCGCTTCCCTGAACAAACAAAACGCTGAATTCTGGGCAAACCGTAAAGGGTAAAAAATGAATAATGTATTTCTGTACCGGATGCCTGTTGGCATTGCCGGGGCTGTTTCTCGCCCGCAGGACTTAACCGTCGAACCGGTGGTCCTTAAATCCGATAACGCCTTTGCTGCCTATGGCCTGGCTGGTAAATACGATGATGACGGTTTTTTCGTGCCGCTGGCAGATGGTGATACCGCAGACAAGGTGAAGGGGATCTACGTGCGCCCTTATCCGACCACTTCGCAGCCGGACATGGTTCGCCAGGTGGGGAGTGGCAAGAACTTCCCGGGCGACGCCATGAAGCGTGGCTACGTGACCGTTAATCTCGGTTCTGATTTTGATGCTAAATAG